GTATCCACACTATCGGCATATAGGTAGAATGTTTGCTTTTTGCCCATTATCTTTGCCACGGCTACCCAAGTAGCAGCGCTTCCCTTCACTAAAATAGCTTGTCGCTTGATATTACTAATCCTTACCTCGGTAATATCTCCACTCTGTAGGAAGAAATTAATCTCCTCTAATGCATTGCTATCTAAGAGAGTGCCGCGTGCAAATATTATCTCTTTGCGTTCTATACTGACCAGCTCCCCTGTGCTTTCATCTACGAAGTTCTCATTCCATTTTCGGTAGAGTGTCTCGGCTAAGTACTTATCCTTCATCTCAGATAGGTTGGAGGTTGTGATAATCTCCTCCTCAAAACGATTAACGGTTTCTTTCATTGCTTATTTTCTTTTAAATCTTGCTTATTTAATTTTTTGCGTTGTCTATTAGACAGTTAGGAATGATTTTTTGCCTTGCTTAACGAGGGGTGAAAATTGCTTATTTTTCTCTTTTCCTATAAAACCAATATTTCAGGTAACCAATCCTAAATATTTTGTTCAATTTTTCCTCATCAATAGGCGTTGCCGACTTATTATCTATGGCTTTTTTGTATCTTTTTAGTTGCCAATGCTCATTCTCATACACTGCAACCAATATCCCTGCTTGTTCAGGTACTAAATCCTTGATTTTATCTAAGATATAGTAAGGGACGGCATAATAAAACTGCTTGATATTGCCATCGTGATTGTGTTTCTTGTTGAAATCAGCCTTAAAATCACTTACAGATACCTTTATTTCAACCTCTCGGAGGAAATAATTCTTAGTAACTGATAATATATCGCATTCGTGGGTAACAATATTTTCAACTCTATATCCTCGCTTACTATCATCATCGTATCTTACAGTGTTGAGCCGTGAGAACTTAGGAACTATCACAAGGCTTGACTTTTCAAAGTAATCATATATCAATAGCTCCATTTGTGGAGTGGTTATAGTTTCTTTGTTCATTTTAAACTTGCTTAATACCCTGTTTTTGTTATCCTCAAATTCTCTTTCTCATAACTTAGAAGACTTCTAAGGGCTTCTATCTGATGAGTACAACAACGATTGATACGCTCCAACCAATCTACAAGATACTGCTCCTCTTGAGCGATTGCCTTAACTAAGGCATTTTGAGCCGTTGCTGATAGATATTGCTCCTTTGCTATGGCAATGATAGTCTTTGTAATTTCAGCGGTTGTACGTTGGTTGTATAAGTACCTTGCCTTTGCTAACATCTCTCCGCTACGAGCCATATATACAGACAAATCTTTTATACGTTCAACCATTTCCTCTGGATTATCTGAGCAATTAATCTCTAAGTAATCTTGAATATCTTTCGCTTCTTTTTTAAGTTCTTCCATTTTGTCTTTAATTTTGAAAGCAAGGCAGGACTCGAACCTGCTACTATCCCGATTGATACTTGCTTTTTGTTATACTAATTACCTAATATTACTGGCGTTCTGCCATCTGTGATAATTACTTTGTTAGAGGTCTTACCTAACATCTCAATATATTGCTGCATTAGGATTTCTTTTGTAAGCCCTACCGATTGGACTTTGTTTGTTTCGGCGTCTATCTTTGCCTTTTCTAACAGCATTCTTGAGGTCTCTAACTCATTTTTTACTCTATTAGCTTCTTGGATAGCCTTATTCCTATCTTCTACGGCTTTCAGCATTGAAGCAGGAGGTTTAAGCCCTGATGTAAGAGTAGTAAGGTCAAAGAATTTCGTCTTAAACTCCTCTTTCAATCTTCTTTGTACTGATAGTTCAAACTTACCTAAGTTGTTCATAAGGCTGTCAGTAGTGTAGTTTCTTGCCTCCTCACGATAGGCATCTGTAACACGCTTGTTAAGTACATTAGCTTCTACATTATCAAAGAATGTCTCAGGGTCTTGTATTCGGTAGTTTTTGTAGTTGAACACAATCTCAGCACCTTTGCCACGAATAGGCGTATAAGTGTAGGAAGGATCTACTGTGAATACCCCCGCGTCTTTTGCTGTGATTTCCACAACATCAGGGTCTCCTGCTTGCTCCCACATTGGCACCTGATACAGCTCACTACCTGGACCTAACATCCCTTGCGCCCCTGTTACAATTTTGAACGAATTGATACCATTTCGTCCGTACTCTGTCATTAGAACCCCTTCATAGTTGGGTTCAGGTCTGTTACAACCTACCAAGGAGGCTATAACACTGAAAAGAAAAATCATCTTTTTCATCTGATATAAAAAATTAAATTAGTTACTGAAAAACTTGTTGTAAGGAAAAACAATCAGTATAAGAATTGCTACAAGTAACCCTACAATCCATAAGTAAGGGAGTTCACTCCTGAATAATACCATTACTCCGTATGTTAATAACACTAACAGAATAATGAATACTAATGCTCGTATTGCTATTTTTCTCATCATAATAAAGGTTTTGCTATTTCTAATAATTCTCTTTGTTCTTCAAGGAATTTGTCTCTGATTTCTCCTGATTTAAAGGCTAAAACTCTCGAGCTATAAGCGTGGTCTCTACCACAAACTACTTTCCCTTCCAATTCTATACACTGTTTGAAACCACTAGTATTCCAATCAGGCTTCCAACCATTATTGTAATAGTCTCTAAGAATAGTCAATTTTTTAAGTGCTTCAAAAGCTCTTTCATATTCTTCATTAATGTAGGCTTCATCTGCATAAATCACTCTATCTTTAGAGTTCTTTTCTAACCAATCTACAGCCTCCTCATAATTTGGTGTAGGTGATTTTTGTTCAAACCCTTTAAACTCTACTTCATAAGGTTTTGTTGAAAGAGTTGGTTTTGCTCCAAATTGGAAAGAACCATCTAGTCTGTAACTATATTTTTCTTTATCAAATTCAACAATTACTGGGCAAGGGAAGTTATCTATTTTAATTACTACACCTTCCTTATCAGGAAAATTCACTTGGTCATAGACCTCCATTCCTTCTTTAAATATTGTTTTCATAAGCATTATTGATACTCTACAATTAATTCTTTTGAATTTCTATAAACAACCTCCCCATCTTTGGTTACTTCACTGACATGATACATAAGCCCTTGTACGTTGTCAGGTTCTTCCTTTTCAAGGCAATCAAATGGACTTTCTTCAAAAATATCCATCGCTTCTTTGTAGCTGTTAGCTTCTACAATAGCTGTGTAAGTACTTTCTTCCACATGCTCGAATTTAATTACATACTTTTTCATTTTTTCTTTATTTTTAAGTTACTAAAAAGGTACTTCCTCATTGTTATATATCGCAGGGTTAGGCTCTCTTCCGTTGTTATCAAAGATTTGCGGTTGTTGTACCTGCTGAGTTGCTCTCTGTGGAGGAGGTGCAGGCGCCGCTTGTGCTACTGGCTGTTGTGGTGCTTGCTGTACGGGCTGCTGATAAGCTACATTGGTAGTCTGTATAACCTCAATTTTCCAACCTTCAATAGTGTTAAAGTATTTAATCTCTCCTTGCTGATTTGTCCATTCTCTCCCGCGGATATTGATATATACTTTTACATTTTGCCCCACTTGCAAGCTGTCTAAGAGGTCGCAACGCTGCTGGGTAAATTGAATGATGATTGTTTGAGGATATTGCTCCTCCGTTACTATCACCAAATCCCTTTTCTCAAATCCATTTTGTCCCATTGTTTGAGAGGGGAATATCTGTTTTATTCGTCCTTGTATTTCCATTATTTTGCTTCTTGTTTTTCAAGTTTTTCTAATAAAGCATCAGCAAATAACACTGCTTTTCCTGCAACTATGTATATACTTTCATTACCCTTACTTAACATAGCTTTTGCTGCTTCTATCGCTATTTGTTCACGCTTGGTTATCCCTATACAATGAACTATATCTGATGGGTATCTATCTATCAGATACTCATTCGTTATTGCTATTTCCTTACTATCACTGACGTATAGAGGGATGGCTACTATAGGCTGTTCTCCGTTTTTAATTTTCTTACTCATTTTATTTAATTTTTACTTGTAAAAACTTCTACTTTTATGCAGCTCTAACACCTCGCTGCTTTCCTTTCTATTTTTGTCAATAAACGCCCTTGCTTGCTGTATGCTTAGGTGCGTATTGATATTGCCGTAAGCGTGGGTATATTCGCCGTTGGCTCGTGCTTCTTCAATTGCTTCTTGTATATACTCTTCACAGTAATTATGCTCAATAGCATAGAGGTCGTACCCCTTAGCGGTGATACCCTCCAAATGTACTGTATCGGTAGCGTGGAATATCTTTTGTCCGTTAGGGAGGAATATCCGCCAACCGAAATTTGGCACGTCGTGATACAGCTTAATAGGTGATACCTTGAACGCTCCATAATCGTATATCTTACCCACTTGCAATACATCTATATTCTTGATACAAGGCAACTCCTCTAAGAGGAAATTACCACAAGCTACTCGCAAGGTTGGTCTTTCAGCTTGTAACCGCTGCAAGGTGCGTATTTTCAGGTGATCGCTGTGCTTGTGAGTTAGGAGTACTATTTTTAAGGAACGTTTTACTTCTTGTAAGGCTTTGAGCGTAACGCCGCAATCTACCATTATTGCATTGTTGTATATCACAGCGTTACCCTCGCTACCTGAACTAATTACTTGTGTTTGTATCATTTTCAAATTCTACTACAGCTATTCCATTGACAAATAAAGTTTCACCATAGAGTACTGTTTGCTTTTTTGATTTTGCTTTATACTCTTCTATATTCTTTTTAAATATATCTATAGCCTCGTCTTCTGTTACAGCTTCTATTTCTATTATAAAGACTTTAGAATAGTGCTTTCTAAGTGTAATCTGGTGTTTCATACTATCTCCCATTTATTTTCTGTTAGGTTATATACCCCTCGTGGGAAGTATCTCATTTCAGGGCATTTATCGTATTCAAAAGCCCAACCTAAGCCAAAATACTCAACCATTACATCTCTTGGATTTTCGGCTGTTATCTTAATCACACAATCGCGGTCTAAGGTTTGCCCGTTAAGACGATATATGTGCGATTGTCCTAATGTGAAATAACTTGTTCTCATACTTACAGGGTTTTAAAATCTACTTGTTTAGGACTTTCCGAAGGTGCAGGTGCAGGAGCTGTTGGCTCTTCTTGAGCTACAATTTCAGTAGGCTCACTTTGCTCAATAATAACAGCATCTTGTACATACCTACCTGCTTGCGGATTGTCTATATAACGTCCCTCGCTGTCTGCTTGGTCTTTCTCTATAGCGTTCTGCATTTCTACGGATAACACCCCGTAGCGATTAAGTAGGAGCTTGAGTACTGTTTTCTTTGCCATAGCGTCAAATTCATTTCTCCATACGCCCCTAAGCTCACCTGTCTTTTTATCCATGCCACTCTGTGAGTATTTACTTACGTGCTCTTGCACTTGCTCAAGGCTCATATATAAGGACTGCTGAAATCCATTTTGTAGCTCAATGTATGCCAAATAACCTATGACTTTGCCTTCAGGGTTTTCTCCAAGAAATTCAGTATGTCCAGTGAACTTGTTACGCTTAATCTCGCCTTCTCGTACCTCACAAGTGTTAATCGTTCTATATTGACCACTTCGGATAGCTAACTGAATAAAGCCTTTATATCCCATCTGGAATTGTGGATGTACTTCTTGGGTCTTCCAATCTTTATAGGCAATAACATACGCATACCCCAAGTTCTTGTTAAGTGGTAGGTTAAGAGCTGTGGCATTCAAAGCGCACTTCATCAGCTCTGTATTATCGCATTGCAACAGCTCTTTGTTGCTATCTGAAAGGGCTAAGAGGTTAGATACAAATTCTGATTTTCTTGTCCCTAATGTCTTTGTTAGGAAATCAGCTGTGGCTTTTTGATTAAGGAAATTACCTAATGTTAAGCCCTTTTCTGTGGTGGTGATTGTTGTACTCATTCTTCTATGATTTTAATGTTATTACTAATGATATATGCTTTTAAGGCTTTGAGTTGCTCCATAGTGCCTTGTACGGTGAAACTGGTTACTATCAAATCAGGTGTTATTTCTTCAGGCTCTGGAGCGGGGACTTCTTGAGGTGGTGCAGGTGCTTCTTGAATTGCTGGAGGTGGTACTTCTTCAGGTGCTTGTAGCGGTGCTACTTCTTTTGCTCTTGCCTCAGCTGCTAACCTTGCTTGCTCTGCTGCTGCTCGTTGCGCTTCGATACGCTGTAATTCAGCATCTCTTTGCTGCTTGCGATACTTTGCGTTGTTAATAGACCTCATTACATCAAGGGTTTGCTTGTAGTCTGCGAGGATCTCCGCTTTATATTCGTCTGGGTCTGTTAGGTTCTCAATAAATTCAAGGCTCTTAACCACGTTGTCAATATTGGTATTTACAATGTCCTTCAAGCTCTTATCACTGTCGTTTAATCTTATATTCAAGCAGAGCCTTTCAAAAGGGAGGAAGTCAATATTGTTAGCTTGGCAGAGTTCTGTAAAATAAGCCCTGATACGTGCTTCTTTATCTGCTTTTAGCTTTCTGTCAAACTCATCAATTTTCACCTTAAGAATGCTATCGGCTTTTTC